CATGATACAAAGTTACTGGGATATAATACAGGAAAAGCACAAGGGATTTGACATCCCTTTGCATAGAGTATTCACCAAGGCTGGACTGCCAACATCAACGTACTATCGTACATTAAATGGCAGCACTGAATTGAGATATGATACTGCTGTAAAAGTTATAAGAATGATGGAGCTGATGGAAGGTGCGTATCCTACAAGCAAGGATAAGCGTAGACTGAATGCAAAAGTTTCCAAACTATAAGCAAGATACATATGTTACCACAACGTATGACGAAATGATTACAAGTCTGATTGATAGACGCAATCAATTAGGTATATCACAAGAAGGTCTTGCATTTACTATAGGTTGTACGCCATCATTGATTCACAAGTGGGAGCAGTACAAGCGTGTTCCCTCTGGTTTCATGTTCGCTTGTTGGGTAGAAGCACTTGGCTGTCAGATCGAAATCAGCACGAAAGATATTGAATCAAGTAACATATCCTTGTGATGCTTGCGATCAACGCACTGAATTTTTTGTGCAGATTATGGCGACAACTAATCCAGCCACGTACCATACCATATGTATGACCTGTTATGAGGAGCAAACATGGCAAACAAAAATAAGTCTAAAGGAATCTACCACGAAAAAAGATTCTGCGAATGGCTCGACAAAATCGGCATCGAAAACTACCGCGTCCCCCTCTCGGGTGCGCTCGGAGGTGAGTGGAGTGGTGACATCCACGTCACACTGGGCGGACGAAAGCTGGTAGCCGAAGTAAAGTATCGAGACAAATCTAATTTCCCTAGCCCATTCACTGTGCTGGATGGTAGGGACATAGCCTTCTATAAAAGAAAGACAGGCAAACCACAGTCGTTGGTAATAATGCCAGCGGAATTATTTGAACACTTACTAGGAGAGACAAATGGAAAACCAAACGAAGATGATTAAAGCACACCTCGATCAAGGCTGGTCTATCACAGCAATAGAGGCATTGGAAATGTTTAGCTGCTTTAGATTAGCATCACGCATGCATGAGCTAAAAGAAAGTGGCTATCCTTTTATGAAAGAAATGGTTAAGGTAGATAGCGGCAAGTTCTGTTGCTTGCTATACAAAAGTAAACCTCTGATAATATGGGCGTGAATTATTATCAGAGGTTCAACAGGTAAGAGGACATTAAGAAATGGAAAGACCTAATGTACGCGGACATATTACTACGAGATGTTATTGATTGGCAAGTAAACAATCCTAATGCAAAATATATTTTGATTGTGCTAGCTAGATATACAGATTTAAATGGCGAGTGCTTCCCAAGCATACCAACTTTAGTCAAGACAACTGGCTTGAGTAGAAGCACAGTCATACGTGCTATCAACTGGTGCATAGATAACGATTACCTAACAAGAAGATCTGGACGTACTGGNGTAGCNAGTGTGTATAGATTCAAACATTTAATGGAGGATGATATGAAAGATACCCGTGTCACACAGACACCCCAAGTTATATCTAATGTAATAGATATTAATAGTAATAGTAATACTACTTGGGGTGTCACACAGACACTCCCCTTCGATGCCTTCTGGTCAGCATACCCTCGCAAGATAGCAAAGGGTCATGCTCGCAAGGCATTCGATAAGGCATGTAAGATTGCAGATCCTATTGCAATTCTTACTGCCGTTCAGAAATTTGCTGATGCTACTCAAGGCACAGACAAACAGTTCATCCCTCACCCTACGACATGGCTCAATGGCGAGAGGTGGGAAGATGATATAGAAGATGTTGCACCAAGCAGCAGAACTAACACAGATTTCTTAGACGACATCATCAATGATATGTCACAAAAAAAATTAGCCATAGATAGGGAGTAACATATGGACTACACACAACGCACATCAATGATAGGTAGCTGGCTGCAAGGTATCTTAAAACGCTACACGCCACCATCTAGCATGGATCGTGACACACTCGGTCAAGAGCTGCAGCTTATTGTCGAGGACATCAACACTAATATACCTACGTCATTCGAGAAGATAGATCTCGAGGTCGTATTAAAAAAGATCGATGGTCACGTCCGACAGTATCAAGCTTCTCGTACGTGGCCGACAATCAAGACGTTTGTTATGTCAACGAAGACAGCTGTAGAAGAATACTCTCGCAATACCGAGAGCTTGAAGGTGACATCACAGAGCAATCTCGATGCAGCTATACTCATGGTCAAGCGAATCAAATCTGGCGGCGCAATACCAGATTGGATTCTCAACCCTGACTCTATCTATCGACAACGACTGCTGCTTGACACAGATCTCGTTGACTCAGACTTCAATAAATATCTTGATCCTACTGCAACAATGCAGTAGACAAGTACATATAAGAGGAGAATAAAAATGGAACGTAAAGGATTTATTGGCGGCAGTGACGCTGTCAAAATAATGAACGGCAACTGGTATGAGCTATGGCAAATCAAACGTGGCCTTGTTGAGCCAGAAGATTTGTCACACAAAGTAGCAGTACAGATGGGCATACAAACAGAGGACATGAACCTCGGTTGGTTTGAGAAAGAGTACAGCAAAAAAATATTAGAGAAGCAAGACAAGTACACACGCACACACAACGGCGTGCCGTATGTAGGTACACTTGATGGTGTGCTTGAAGATACTAACGACCTTGTTGAAGCCAAGCATACGTTCGCACACAATACATTAGACAAGGTGTGCGACTACTACATGGCACAGGTGCAGCTGTATCTATGGCTATCCAATATGGATGGTGCATACATGTCAGTATTCTTTGGTAACAACAGATGGGAATGTGCATACGTTAAGAAGCATGACTCATATATAAGTGTAGTGCTTGATGCTTGCACTGATTTCTGGGCGCACGTCGAGAGTGGCGATGAACCCATTGGTCACGACCAACCAATCGCATCACCTATCAATCAGATTCCTATAGACGATATGATTAAACGTGACGCAAGCATGGACAATCACTTCACATCTATAGCCCAAGACTACATTGAGTACGAGGGTGCAGCTAAGTCGTTTGACTCAGCCAAGAAAGATCTCAAAGCTATGGTCGCAGACAATGAGCGTGAGGTGTACTCAGAACTATTAACTATACGCCGCGATAAACGTGGCGCATTACGCATCAGTAAGAGGAGTAAGTAATGGACAATCTAAATATATGGAACAAGCTATCCAAGTCAGACCCCAAGTATCTGAAGAAGGTTAGCTTCGGGTCGCGTAGCTTTACAGCTATCGATCCACAATACCAAGTGCGCATGATGACAGAGCAGTTCGGCCCTGTTGGTGTGGGCTGGGGCTGGCAGTCACATACAGAAATAGTGCAGCTAAGTAATGGCGATGCCAGTATACTAGCACACATATCTGTTTGGCATGGCGAGCAGATGAATATGTTCGGCCCCTTCACAGGGTGTCGTAAGTTCTTCGATGCAACCAAAGGCAGACTAGCCGAGGATGCACCTAAGATGGCTGTCACTGATGGCCTAACCAAAGCCCTATCACATCTTGGATGTAACGCTGACGTGTTCCTTGGCGAGATGGATGGCAACAAGTACGCCGCTGACACTGGTACTAAGTCAGCTGGTAGTAGCTGGTAATGCCTAGAGTTGGTATAAAATTGTCACTAGTAGACACAAGGTGTTTACTACTGGCACTAGGCGTAACGTACCCACCAGATAAAGAAAGAGATAAGGTACAACAAAAAACTATAGACGAACTTGTTCGCAGAATTAATGCTGCGCACAAAACATTAAACAAATAAAGGAGCCAGAAGCATGGCATATGATAACACGAATACAGGCGCAGCATTCAAACCTTTCGATAGCATGAAGATGATATTGCAGGGCAAGATAAACCTAGAGGGTAATGATCGTAAGGTCGTACTGGTAGCAGACACAACCAAGAGTGGCATGAAGATCATTGAGGTTTACCAGAAGGTAGGCGTGTTGTTTGAGAACGACAAGCGCGGCAACGACAACGCACCAGATTATTCTGGGCCAATGGAAGACTACGCTGCACAAACACAGATGCAGATAGCAGGCTGGAAGAAACAGAAAGATGATAACAACTATCTTTCTATGCAGATCAGTCAGAAGCATGGCGGTCAGCAGCAAGCGCAGCAAGTTAGCACTGCACATCTCGACGTTGATGATGATTCAATCCCATTCTAAAACAGAGGGCGAGCTTCGGCTCGCTCACACAAGGAGGACTTATGACTACACCAATTACACCAGAGCTAATAGCACGCATAAGATTCTATGCAAATAATGGAATGACTAAAGCACAGGCCAACAGGATCTATGGCATACCACGCCATGCAATCAGGGTAGCCATCGAGAAGTATGATGTAAGATTTACAACAGGATACACGACAGGCGTTGAGCGTGCATTTAAAAATTTAACAGACAAGGAGTATGAAGAGAAAGATCTGATCTATAAATCTACAGTACAGCGTAACAGATACGACCAGTACAAAGAGATACTAAAGACTGCAAGGACTGCAGCCGAACGCAAAGAAATAACTTATGGGTTTGTTCTGCATGAGTTTGAATTAACACAGGCTGCAAAAAATAATAGACCACCCTTACCAGGATTTACTTCTAAATTTTCTAGCCATCCACGTATAGCAGACATGCTTCGTGCGGAGCATTAAGCTCCGCTAGAAATCTATATACCTACACACCTACATGCGCAATCCAAGAATGTATTTTCTTTGTCTGCTCCATGCGATCATCAAGCCCATGTGTTCCACCATTCACACGCTTACTTATGCTAGTGATAACTGAATCATTCACACCATCGTCAGCCATCTCGAACAAGCCATTGGATTCAAAGAACCACATGGCAGATTCAAATGCATACTCAGTTGCAACAAGATCAGGGTCAGTCATAATATCAGGCAGCCCCATGTCACTAGCAAAGGATCTATAGTTTGCCTTGCCTGTTAACTGGATGAAGCCGCGCCCGACCCAGAGCGCCCCTTCATTCTCACCATTGCCCATGCGATTAGAGTATACCTTGTTAGCTAGTGCCTCTGGATTACGCGCATAAGGTGCAGCCGATTCCATAGTTGGAAATCTCTTAGGCCACACACGCATCATAGACTCAGCAGAATAGTTAAGGTTCTCTCTGGTTAAGCGAAACATTCCTGACTCATGTGCTGCTTGACCTAACAAATGTGCGCCACGCTTACGAGACAAGCCAAAGTAATCAACGATTGCTCTCGCTGTGTTGGGGCCAAAGTTCCCATCGGCTGATGCACCGATACGATCTTGCAATATCTTTATTGCCTCACTCATTTTTTAAATCCTTTCATAGTACGGATACCAAAGCTGGCTGCTATGCTGGCATACAATGACCATTGAAACCACTGCGGCGCAGCTTCGAGATTAGCAAAGCCCTCCTTCATATAGGGCTGCAGCGGTGGAACAAATGAACACGCAACGATTGCAATAAAGCATACAGTCCAAGCCTCATCCTTCCAGCTATTCTCGCTGGCCTTGATTGCTGCTTGCTCCCAAGAGATCTCACCAGTTGCAAGCTTCATCTTAGTTTCAGCTTCAGCCTTCTTAACAACAGCCTTCGAATCTATCACAGCACCAGCAAGATCAGCAACCTTACCTATCAATCCAAGTCCAAGCATATTACTTTCCTTTCGCAAACGCTGACGCACCAAAGAACGCAGCAACTATACCAGCAACCGATACAAAATACACACTTGCCATGCTACCAAGTATCTTAGCAGCCTCAATCAAAGTCAATAGATCTGCTAGCACCACCGCCAAGGGGTACAGGAGCATCCCTGACAGGGCGAACCATGTCATCTTACGTTGTGCATCCCGTTGAGCATCCTCGTCCTCTAGCCTACGCTTACGATCCTCGTACTCGAGTGCATCCCATTCAGACTTATCAATATTTCCGTTGCCGTCCTTGTCGAAGTCTTCAAATTTTTTCATAGTGGTTTCTCCAATGCATCGATAGCATCCCATGTACTATCTATATCAGCCTGTAAATCTTTAAGGCTTTGCTCAATGCCATCAGTTAAGATGGTAGACTTCTCAACCTGTGATTTTAAATCAACAAGTGTAGCCTGTGTCTCTAAGATCTGTGTCATCTGTGTAGTTATTCTGGCTAGGGATGCAGCCAAACCCTCAACGTCATTTGATTGTAGCGTTTGTTCGAGTGCTTGTATGCGTGGCTCAACAGCTACAACCTCTGTGACTGTAGCTTCTACATCCCAAAACCTATTAACAACATCGTAACCATAGTAAATACTGGAAGAAAGCCCACCAATAGCAGAAGTAATAGCCAGTAAATGCCAACCTCTAAGCGTAAACCCTCCAGCTTTGATCTCAATATCTTCAGACATATCATTACTCCTGTATATATGCTGACGCAAAGTCATACAAATCATCAGCAGTCTTTTGATTTGATGCAGTGTATTGCGTCCAACCTGTACCCTCACCTGACCAAGTAATTAAATACTCATCTTTACTATAGTCATACTCAACAGCAGTATAGTTACCAACAACTATGTTGTTACTGTGTGCGTAACTATCAATAGAACTTGTAAGGCTTGAGTTATTAGATGCAGCTAAGTATGCACCTGATAGCTGCGTCCATGTACCAACAGCATCTAATGCATTGTTATAATCAACGCGCATCTCTTCTGTTATATCTATATCTTTTAAATAGTTTTGTAATGCTAATGACTCTGGCCTAGTGTCTGCTGTCAATGCTTTCGTTGCTATTACTTTAGCTGCCATCACGCTTGCACTAGCAGCAGATAGATCATCAACTGACATGCCTAACATAATCATTGCACTGTTATACTCTGCTTTAAATAACTCAGTAGCATTCTCTGCTGCAGAAAAATCCATAGCAGCAACCACATCGACTGCATCATTGTAAGTAGTTAGCTGTGCTGATG